ACCAGCATCAAAGTCTAATACTTTCATATCAGGTCTTGTTGCTGTTGTTTCTACTTGTTGTGCGTCTGCTGGATTAGTTGTAGCACCATACATAGCTGAAGCTGGAACCCACATAGTTTCTTTACCAACTGTTTTAGTTAATCCAGTTGTTGATGTTAATGTTCCAGCTACTGTTACATTTCCAGAATTATCTCCAGAAATCCAAGTTGTAGTTGTTGAACCATCATAACCAGCAATTACTAATTGTCTGTCGTCAGTTGCACTTGGAGCATTAACTTTACCAATAATTACATTACCATCACCACTTGTTACATTTAGTCCAGCATCTTCTCCAAGCATAGTATTATAATTTGCGGCACTATTTAATCCACCACCAGCTAATTTTCCAACAGCAGTATTATTAGTACCACCATTTACAGATTGACCTGCATAAGCACCAATAAAAGTATTACCACCACCAGTACCAACAGATGAACCAGCATTATAGCCAAGTGCTGTATTTTGATTTGCGGAAGTTAAAGCATCTAACGCACCAATACCAACGCCAGTATTATTTTGTGCATCATCTAAAGTTCCATGTGTTGCATGACCAATTAATAAACTGTCTGTAAAATTTGTTCCTTCTTGTTTAAATGTAATTCCACCAGCATCACTATCTTGAAAATCAACTGTGTTAGCTGTAAAATTAACAGTTGCTAAAGTTATATCTCCAGCACCATCATACATTTTTAAAAGTTGAGCAGTTGCAGCACCAGAAGTATCCAACCAGATCGTTCCAGCGACAGCACTACTAGGTCTTGAAGAACCTGAATTAGTTGAATTAATAGCAGATAGAACATTGTTTATATCTGTTCTAACTGTAGGGAATGATGCGTTTGCTATGTTATAATCGTGTTGTGCCATAATGTTTTCTTATATCCCTTTTAGAACCCTTTTGCAATAAAATCAAATGTTTTAGATACTGCTGAACCACTTGCATTTTTAAATGTTACATTAAAACCATTGATTGTTTTAGATTCTACTAAAAAAAAATCTCCAGTTGCCATATCTTCTGCTGTAATTCCAACTGCATAATTAACAGTTTTATAAGGGTTTGTAAATGATACAGTTTTAGTTGCTGCACCTGATGTTATATCATTTCCACTAAATATTCTATCTTCCATATCTATTGTGATTGATACTTCTTGAACTACAGGAGTAGAAGCTAAATCACTAGAAGTTAAAACAACTCTAAATTTAAAATATCTAGCTGTATAATTTCCTATAACAAAATTTTGAAAATCAGTATAAGTAGAGTTGTCATCACTTGTGGCAATTTCTAAATGTGCATTAGAGTTGGCTGGTGTATCTCCATCAAAGCTAGAATTTTGTGAATCAAATAGTCCTGATCTATTATCAAATAAATCATCTGGGTCATCAGAAGTTTGTTTTAAAGTAGCTGTAATTCTAGTTGTATGTTTAGCACCTATATCAACTACATCAGCAAATAAGTAATTACCACTTGCATTAAAGTCTGCATTACTAACACCTGAATCAAAAAATCTAGTTGTTTCTGCATCAAAGTTTCCACTAGCTGAATCAAATAATTCTGAAGAATCTAATCTTAAACTGCCATCTACTATTGTAGTATCTGTCAATGTTCCATTAAAATTAGGGTGTTCTGATACAGAAGTTATTGTATTAAAATTTTGTATTCCAATAACATTAGAAACTATTGCAGTTGCATTAGAACTTGCATTACCTAATTTATCAAATGCTTTTATAAGATAGGTTCCAGCCCTAGCTGGAACTGTAACTGATGTTGCTGGTCTTGATACTTTTTCTACTAAAGATACAGAGTTTGCCCAATCTCCTGTGCCATCTGTTTCTGTTGAATATCTAATTTGATAAAAAGCTAAATCTAAATCAGGTATTTGTGTCCAAGCTAAATGTGCTTCTTGTCCTAAAATATTACAAGAAAAATCTGTTACATCTGCTGGTGGTTCAATAGCACCTACAATAGTTCTAGTTGCTGTTACATAAGCTGATGATACACCAAGAGATGATACAGCTTTAACTCTTACATTATAAATCTTTTGGTCAATTACATTTAAGACTCTGTGATTTAATCCTGAACCTTGTGCATAAATTATAAAATCTGAATCTGTACTTAATTTGTATTCTACTTGGTAATAATCAACAAAACTATCAGCAGAAGCACCAACAGTTACATTTAAAGCTACAATTACAGTTCCATCATTATATTCAATTAACTCATCATCTAAAGTTACACTTGATGGTGCTTGAACAATAAAAGGATTAGGAAGATTAGTAGATGGTGTAGATGCTACTTGTGCTTTACTTGCCCAAGTATAGTGACTAGCTTGATATTCAACAAGAGATAATCCTATTGTGTAATCTTCGTTAAAGGTCAAACCCATAACTCTAAATGCTTTTGCAGAAAAACCTAAAGAACTATGTGTAATATTTACTATATCTCCAATGGCTAAATCATAAGCATCAAAGCTAACATTAATACCAAGTGTTAATGCTTCTCTTGATCTTCTTAAAATAACTTCTGCCATCTCCTCTGCTTGATATGGACTTGTAAGTGTCTTAAATGTAAATCTACCCTCTAATAAAAATCCACCATCAACAGTTTTCATAGTTGCGTGTCTATCTGCACTTGATAATCCACTATCGTCAATAGGTGGAAACTGAACTTCATTAACTTGAAAATTTCTTGCTGGGTCAACAAAGCCAACTATAACTCTATTGTATCTTTCATTTTTTGTTGGGATAGATAAATTATATCCACCTATAATATCATCTTCTGTTAATGTGATTGATGCACTTCCTGTTGTTTCAATAATTAAACTATACTTACCTTGTGTGTATGGAAGATAACCTCTGCAACCTTTTAACATTTCTCTAACATTATCTATAATTTTTTGTGATGTGTCTAATGCAGTATTTGTATCAAAAATATTTATATCACTTGCACCTGAATATGGTGTTACTTGTGTTTCACAAACAACTGAAGCATCATAAAAACTTTGTAAATTTATTTCTGAAATTGCTACACCTTTTCCATATCTTTCATTTGTTAAATAATCTAATAAACACCAAGCTGGATTTGTTTTATAAGCCGCAGTTTGTGCATCTAAATCAGAATTATAAAATACAACTTTTTTACCTTGTATCTTTGCTTGGACTTTAGGTATTCCAGTAAATGCGTCTTGATTCCATTTAAATCTTAATGCTAAATAACATAAACCAGATAATTTATGGTTACTTCCCCAAGATGATAATGTTGATAATAAAGATGATGCTGATTGACCATCTGTTCCATAATGAGGTTCTACTCTAATTAAACTTTCACTATCTTTAAAAAAATTACTATCTCCACTTCCTACTTCTACTTCTGTTCCATCTGAAAAACTAGATGCAAATGTAACAACTTTATCATCTACTCTAATTTCTTCTATATCGTTTATTTCTCCCTCCGACATAACGATTGCCATATATAAATAAGTATTATCTGTGCCTGAAGTTTCCATAAAGACTCTAGTTCCACCAACAAGTCTTTCTCCAAATATAACAGGAATGTTTGAGTCATTAGATTGTTTATTAACTAATAAACCTCTTTCAAAATCATCAAATTCATTTGTACCAAAATCTTCTATTTCAGGAACTTTTGGTCTTAATATCCAAGCAAGAAATAAACTAACACCTAATGCGACTAATGGATTTACTCCAAGAAATCTTAAAATAGGCGATACTGCTCTTCTAACAACACTCCTAATACCCATTATTTTCTACCCCATTTAATATCTTGTACTGTTTGTGATGAAAAATTCATACCCACGTCTGCACTAAAAAATCTTTGTTGAGAATTGTTGTTTGTTTTTCGACCATTTTTTTTTTCAAAGTCGGCCCAATGAGATACAACTGATAAACCAACTATACTTTCTTTTTCTCCCTCTTGTATTTCAAAACTTTCAATTTTTCCTTTATAAAGTAAAAAAGGGTCAGCAATTAAAGCATTAGAATCATTTAAAAAACCTCTAAAAATATCAACATTGTCATTAACTATATTTTCATTTAATACTATTGAAATAAATGTTTGATCTGCACCAGATAGATTAATACTTACACTTGATTTTGTAACGTCTGTTTCTTCTGTATGATTAGATATTCCTAATATAAAATCACTAGAAGAATATGTAACTGATGAACCTGATATTGATGATGTTAATGGAAATGAGCAATCTGTAATATTAACAGGAGTACCGAAGCCAATAGTGATAAGATGTACTGGTTTAATATCATTTGTTGCTAGTTCGTTCTTTATCGCTGTTGTCAGGCTTCTCGTCATGTTCCTCAAATGTTCGTCTGTTAATTTTTATTGCATCATTGACCATATAACTAGCATTTTTAGATGGTTCGCTATACTTACCCTGATTAAAGGATTGAGAATTAAAATCATCAGCATCTATTATTTCTTCTGCTAAAAAATCAACACTTATCCAATACTTAACTTTATATTTCATCTACAATGCTTCTTCAACATCAAATTGAAACTCATAATATAAATTACCATCTTTATCTGCACCAGATACTCCAAACTCTTGAATGTCTGTTGTTAATGAAACTGTAAAAGGAACATTGTCATAAGTAACTACTGAATCGTTTGCTAGTGCTACAAGTAAAGGTGGTTCTATTGTAACTGTGGCCGCATTACTAGAACTTGTTACATCTGCAACAACCATATAAACTTTATTATGTGAAGCAAACTTTAAAAAATCTCCAGCTTTAAATCTACCAGCACCATCTCCAGCAAAAGCATCACAAGCGATTGTTGTATCTCCAACTGCATGAACACCATTAACTAAAACTGTACCTGACTCGTTACCTCTAGCATCTTCTATTTCTGGTGGTATGATTGTAAAAGTTTCTTTTTGACTTCTTTGTTTCATTATAAAAGCCATTAAATCTCCATATACATCTGATCTTTTTGCAGTAATAATCTGAACTGTAAAAGCAAATCTTTGGTTATCTATTTGTCTTACTAATCTTTTACCTGATACTGATTTAGATATAATTGTATTTTGAATTGACTTTATTCCTAAAGTTCCAAATTTAGCAGTTGATATAGGGAAAGAACCTGACATTATATTAAATTTCTACTCCCTCTTTCATTAACAGCATTATTAATTAATTGTGTAATAGTTCCTCTTGATCTAACTAATAAATCTTCAAAGCCAGAAGCATCTACTGTGTTTATATTGAAATTAACTGTTGTACTTCCACCATCAGTTCCTCTTGCAGATTGTGTTATTTGTCCTGATGAATTTGGTATAAATAATTCTGCACCTCTTTCTCCTACAATAGTTGGTTGTCCTTTTGCTACTGCACCACCTGATGCTTTACCAAATAAACCACTTAAAAAACTTCCACCACCCCCTGTCATAGCATTAAGTGCTATTTGTCTTTTTAAATTTGTATTCTGTCGTCTAATTAAATTATCTTTTTTTTCTTCTTCTTTAACAATATCTCCTAATAATAATTTTTCTATACCAAGTAAAGCAAGTCTTTCAATAGTTTTAGAAATAATGTTTATTAATATTTGTTGTGCTAACTTCTTAAATGTTTCATTTAATTGTTTACCTAATACTATTGATTCTGCAATAGATTTTGAAACACTACCCACACCAGACTTTATCATTCCAACTATTTCTTTTTGTATTTTAAAACCCTCATTTAAGTTTTTAAGTTCCTCTTTAATTTTTTCAAATAATGTTTTTTGTTTAACTAAATCAAAATTTACTTCTTTTATAACTTTTTTACCTTTTTCTATTTCAACAACAAAAGGAACATCAAAACCTAATAATCTTTGTATATCTTCTATCTGTCTTTTAATAAAATTAGTTGCGTTACCAACTGCTCTTATTGCACCAGCTAATGCTCTTACAGCAAATACTAAAACTTTACTTATTGCTCTACCTATTGTTTCAAATGCTGATGCATTTTCCTCTATAAACTGATTTAAACTTTTGAACTCTTTTTTAAGTTCATCAAAGAAACCAGCACCAGCAACTCCTCTTTTAAAGTTAAATAATTTATCTCCAAGCATAGATAAAGTTCCAGTAAATGTTGTAGCAAGTTCGTCTGTTGCATTACCAAACTTTCCACCTTTACCAAAAACTTTTTGAAATGCTTTTACAGTTTCTTCTGCTGTAACAGTTGCACCAGCTTTAAAACCAAGCATATCTCTAACACCTTTTTCTCTAAAAATATCTGCCGCACTTATACCACCAGCGAATGATCTTTGTATTTGTTCTCCAGCAGTTCTAAAATCTATTCCTGTAACTGCCGCAACATTACCTGTTATTTCTAAAATTTTTGCAAGTCTTTCAGAATCTCCAGCAACTACTGCTAAATTTCCTGATGCTTCTTGAATCTGTTCTAGTGAAAAAGGAACTTTAGAAGCAAAGTTAGACATTACTTCAAATGCTTTAGCACCCTCTTGGGTACTACCAAATAATTGTTTTAATCTAACATTTAAATCTTCTATGCTTCTTCCTGTATTA